GTTGTTTTCTGTCTTAAAGTTTCCTCTAATATCTCATCTAAATAAGGAGTTGTTTGCTTATAACGGTAAGGGTCTCGCCCTTTCATATTTCCTGGTAAAGTTGCCATTAGCCGCTTCCTATTATATTACCTAGTGCAGCCATTTTAGCTCCATATCCTGCCATTTCGCTACCATAAACATTTGAACCATAATCTCCAGCTTTACTTGCAGCTGCAAAAATTGGGGGTGGTGCTATACTTGTTGCTGGTATATCTAATCCAGTAGTTGCTACTGCTGGTGGGGGAGGAGCTCCACCTGCTAAAGTAGCAATCTCACTTAATGGTTGAGTTCGACCTAATAAATAATCACTTAATTGTCTATCTCTTATTCTTTCTCTTTCAGCCACTTCGCTTAAAGCATCGCTTGTTTGAAAACTTCTTAAATCAGTTGCCCTTGCTAATTGAGCATCTCCTAATTTTTGTCCCTCTGCTATAGATTGTTGAGCTAAATCTCTTAATGTATCTTGATGAACCATTCTTAATTCATTTAAAGCATTAGTGTGGGCAACAGTGCCTTCAGGTATTCCTGCATTAATTAATCTAGTCTGTAAATCTATTATTTCTTGTTGATGTTGAGGTTGAATTCTATTTAAAGCTCTATCATAATATGATTTTTCTACTCTTGTGGTATAATCGCCTATATTTTCCATTGTTGGAATAGCAGTAAAATTACTTCTATCTATTAATCCAGGTTGTGCCATTGATAAACTACCTAAACTAAAGGCATCCTGTGGTAATCCTGATAAATAATTTCCTGCCGTATCTAAATATTTATCGGTAATACCAACTTGTGCTTTTCTTTGTGCTTCGTATTCAGGTCTTAAAGTATAATCTTGCCTAAATCTATCATCACCTAAATCGGTAACTTGCGTAATATCATAAGGAGAGTAAACATCAGGTCTATTCATTCTGCCTTCTACTCTAGCTGTTTCTACATTGGCTGCCCCTTGTGCCTGTGCCGCTCCAGCATAATCAGGAGCTGGTGGTGGTTTTGGAGGACTTAAAAAATTTTTAATAAAAGCCATTCTAAACTTCCTTTCTTAATAAGATTGCTTTTCTTTTATATCCATTTAAAGATTTTTCCCAACCTGCTCGTCCTAAAATTTCAATATAGTTTATTTTTTTTTCTTTTGCAAACTTTTCTATTTTGTCAACTATTTTTTTTATCTCATTTATTTTGCCACCACCTAAACCAATTCTTATTGAGTCTTTAGTTTCTGCTATAACGCAAGCCGAATCTTTATAAGTAAATAATTTATAATAACCTGTGTATAAATTTTTTTCTAATTCTTCTCTGGATAAATCTTCTGCTAATTTTGTTGCTGGTTCTAATAAGTTCCATATTTTATCAGATAATATCATAAACCAACTCCTTCCTCATAATATATATCTGTACTATGCCATTTAATACTTTGGGCTGTTGTACTTGTTTTAATTCTTATTGCCGCATTCCATCCTATATCAGCAACACTTCTCCATACTAATTGTGATGCAATAGTTCCTGCCCATTCTGAAGTGTCCCAACTAGCAGTGTCCCAAGATGCACCGCTTGTCGTAGCACTAGAAGGAGTATAGGTTGCTGTTCCATCATTAAAATCTACATCAAATCCTATACTTACTGGTAATGAAGCATCGGAAGATACAACAGGTCTAATTGCTGTAAATCTTTTAGTTGTACCTCTATTTCCATAATAAATAAAAGCTGTTTTAGCACTTCCTTGTATAGCTGTTCCAGCATCACTATTACCATTATCTGCTTGATGAACTTTTGTATTTCCGCCAAAATACAAGACACCATTTAATAATGCCCAACTATAAGCATTTTGACCTGTAAATTTACCCCAAGCTCCTGTATTTAAATTAACAGCATATTGTATAAAAGAACCACTTGTATCATTTGGAACATTAAATAAACCATATTGTCCTTTAGGATAAATAATAGCTTCCCAACCAAAAGTAGATTTAAAATTAGTAACACTACTTAAAATACTACCACTAATTTTATCTGATATAGCTTTTGCATAATTTGCTTCACTTTCTGCATACATTTGTGTTAAAGGAATAAATCCAGCTTCTGTTATTACTATAAGCTCTGGTCCAACATTAATGACACATCTTTTACCAATAGGTCTTGCTATTTTAAATACTCCAACTAATGCCCATTTAGTAGCATTACTAGGGTCTGTACCTTGATAAACTGCCACCTCTCCTTCTGATGTTATAAATGCTATATAATCATCTGAACCAGAACCACCATCTCTAGTCAAAGAACCAGCGGCAACTAAATGCCCACCAAAATCAAATATACTTCCTAAAGCAAAAGTAGATACCGTTCCTGCTACAGAATTAATAGGCAAATAAGCAAAACTTAAACTATTATTAACTATAAAAAATAATCTTTCTTTAAAGACAGTAACATTATTAATAGTAGAACCTGTTACACCGCTTAAAGTCGGAGTCGCCCAAGCACTGCCGTTATAATGCCGAGGCGAATCCGCTCCATTAACCATAAATAAATAGGAACCACCAGATATAGTAAAATTAACATATTCCCACTTTGCATTAGATAAGCTAGTAACAACAGCTCCTCCTACTGAACCTGATGATGTAACATCATACACATTTGTGCCACTTGCTGCAAATAATTTATTAGCACTAGGAGAAGAATAAGACATTAATGTTTGAACGGTGCTAGGTAATCCTGTTGCGTGGTCAGTATAACCTGCTCTTAAACTAACATCTGTAGAACCAGGAAAAAAATTATCTAATCTAATAGCATCTGTTTGTGGCATAAGGTCAACCGCATCTCTAGTATTTAATCCACCAATAGGAGCAGATAAAGATGTGCTTTTTCCTGTTGGAGTAAAAGTAGCCATTAAGCAATTCCTAACATTTCTGCTAAAATATCAATAGGTAATTCTTTTAATCTATTTACTAATATATCTTTGCTTTTAATAGGATTAGTTAGTATATCTTTTCCTGATGGTAAAGGTCTATTAACACTTATACCTAATTCATCTAATTTATCTCTATAAGGATTTTCGTCTTCTACTATAGGAATAACTCCAAATTCTTGAGTTCTATCTTGATAACCACCAGGATATGGATTTATTTGATTTGTCGCCATTTCTGGTTCTTTAGTCATACCTAAAGCTCGGCTTAAAACAGTTCCCTCTGGGTTATAATCGCTATCTATTAAACTTCTAGTGGCATCCTGGATAGAACCAAATTTAGGTTTATCTCCTAATGTCTTATCTAATAAATCTTCTTTAACGGCTTTTCGCCTTAAAATATTAATTAATTCTTCGTCTTCCATAACTCACCTTAAATTTAAAGTGAGAAGTTACCTTCTGGTTCGTTAACAGGTAGATATAATCTATTAGGTCCTGCCATACGAATGATTTGCTTCGCACCATCTTTAGATTGCTTCTCTGATAATTTTAATTTATATTCCTCAAATTGATTATTATAAGGCAATCCTTTTTGTTTTAAAAATCTCCAAATAACTCCTAAAGTTATTAAATCTTCATCTAATACTGTTGTATTACCATCTGCTGCATAACTGGTTGCATTAGCTGAACCATCGCCATTAGTGTCGACCCAATTTTTACCAATATATTCAAAATAAACATTTTCTCCTGCTGGGGGAGCTGGGTGAAATAATAACGCATTACCTCTAATTCTAAAATAATTAGTTATTCCACTACTAACACTAGCTTTTAATCTTTGCCATTGTGAGTTATTAAGAGGTCCATAGTACTTTCTATCTGTAGTTCTATTCCACATTGTATCATTACTAAATCGTAAAAAATCAGATGCTATAGTTGTCATATTTCCTTGACTCTCTGCCGCTAATGTTGTATGAGCTTCTTCTTTAATTAATGTTTGCCAATCATATCCTGCTACAAGATTTTTACCCTCTCTATTAGCAGCCGCTAATAATTGTATATTTGTAGTATCGGTAGAGCCTATTACAGTAGATGGAGATGGAACTCCTATCTCATTTGCGGCATCTTGACATATTGTTAATAAAGTCATTCTTTACCTACTACTTGTAATGGTTGTATATCATTTTCTATAGCTAAATAATTTTTTGCTTGTTTTCTACAATCTAATACATCTTTACCTAATCCGTGGCAGGCGCCGTCAGATAAATCTGATAATTGCTCTATAGTCGTAATACCTTCTATCTCAAAAAATTTAATTTTATTTTTATTTAAACTTTTTAGTTTTTTTAAAGGAGTTCCATTTTGGATTTTTTTATTATTATAATAAGCATTATATTCTTCTGGAAAATCTTTTTTAATTTGTTCTTTTTTATCCTGCATTTTATAAATTACAGTATTTGGGTCGCCAATTAACTTCATTTCGACCATATCGATATTCTTATCTTTAAATATATTTATTCTTAAATTTCCTCTCGCCATTTTACTCTCCTAGTTTATAGAGGGCAGTATAAACCACCCTCTATATATTTTAATGCTACAATGGAAATTGACACATTACTATCTTGGCACTTGCATCTATAGCAGTTGCACAAGCAGAATCAGTAGCAGCATTTACAACATCTAGTGTTCCATCTCCTGCTCCGATTAATGTCAATGCGTTACCATCAGCACCTGCTGTTAAAGCAGTTGTTAATGTTGCTGGACCAGTTACTTGAATCCAACAATATTCAGTTGTAGCTGGAGCTGATTGAAGGACACCAGCACCTACTCTAGCAGTATCACTTACATCTGAAGTAACAACAGTTGTTGCTCCAGCTGAAGCTCCGCTTGGTGCATAATATCCAACTACATTGCCAGAAACTGCGGCAACAGAACCTGCTCCAACATTATATTGAACATATTTATAGAGTTTACCGTCAGCAGTTTGAGCTATTTGCCCTGGCTGAAATTCAGCACTTGAACTAGTGGCAGTAACATCTATACCAGTTAAATAAGACATAGTTCTCTCTCCTTATTATGCTTGTATGACGCCTTGTCTTGCTCTGTTTGAACAGGTCATATTTCCTGCCCATACTACAGGCAACACCATAGCATCTTGGTTAACAGAAGCCTTCTCACCCAAAGGAGAAAATTCTCTACCTTGAGCTGGACGAAGGAATAAATAGTCCGAGTTAAGCATATACATTTTACTTGCTGGACATTGGTCATCATAATAGACAGGAGCATCCATAAACATTAAGTTCATAAATCCTGCACTTGCTTTATCATCACTGGTAAATCTTTGATTAGTCTGTAAAGATGCCCAATAATATTGAAAGTAAGTACTGTCTGCTACGATACAGTCTGGGTGGTCTGCTCCTCTAACTGTGTTTAACCACAATGTATTCATCGCTGTCTGAATAGTTGTAGCACTAGGAGTAACAGAAGGTGATTGTGCAGAAAAATCATAAACCTGATTTCTCCAAAAAGTATAAGTATTCGCTGAAATACCACCAACAGTATTAGTGTTAGTTCCAGGAACAATTAACTGTAAACCACCTAGCTCTTTTCCATCTGTGCCAGTTCCATCAGCATATAGACCTGTAGCCATTGTGTTTTTAAGAGTTTTTTCTAAGTTTCTAACTCTTGATTTAAGTAAGTTAAAGATTGCTTCCTTACCGGAGTTTTCGACCTGTTCTAAACCAGATATAACCACATTACCAGCTAATTGCTTATAATTAAACTCTGCTGCAGTGAATACATTTGATGTAGATGTGTCTAATACTTCATAACCACTATACCATTTTGCAGTTGAGTTAGTTGCATATTCTAATTCTTGCACAATAGTTCTACCAGTGGCTACTTGTTTGTTGCCCTTTCCATCAATATGACGAAGTAAGGCATTACCGTTAGTTACGTTATCTGCAAGAGTTTTTGAATACCCAGCAAGAGTAGTTGTAACAATTTCGGTAAAAGTACTATTTGGACTTGCCATTTTTATACCTCATTATTTAAAAGTTAATCCCCAACATTATTTCTGCACTCCAGCTTTATTAATTGATTCCATAAGCAAAGAATCTAGGTCTGTGGATTTAACAGTTCCTCCTGTAGGATTACCTGTAGCTCTAGGTCTAACTTTTTTAGCCTTTTCAACTGCAGCTTTCCTTTTTGCATCTTCTTCTGCTTTAGCACTTTTTCTTTGTGCTTCTAAAGACTCTTTATATAAATCATCATCTAAACGAACAGCTTTAGTATAGGCATCCTCTAATCCTTTTGCTTCTTTAGCATCTATTAGATTGCCCATTTTTACTCTAACTTTTTCAAAATGAGGAAATTTTAAATTACCTTTATCATCTTTAGCATTTGCAAAATTACTAATTTGGTTTTCTGTTTGCACCCTTTGACTTTCCAGATTTTGCCTTTTAAACTGATTTAATTCAGCTAAAATTGCTTGATTCTGTTGTTGTAATTGGGAGATTTGTGTATCGGACTCATTCCAATCCACAGTGTCTTCATTTATTGATGAAAGCTCAATACCATAACCTTGTGCTAGTTGCTTGAGTGCCATTTTTGGGTTATTTCTGAGTGCCATATCTGCATTAAGTAATCTGGAAATATATTCTGCTTCTCCTACACCACTTGCATTTATATGCTGTCTCATTGGAGCAATAACTTTATCTAATGATTCATAACTTTTGCGTTGTTCGGCTACTTCTTGCGTCTTTCGTGTGTAATCGGCAGTCATTTCTTTATCTCGCTTTAACATATACTCTTGTGCATCACGAGGTAAATTATTAAACTTGCTTCTTACATCTTCTGACCAGTTTTTAGGAGCTTCTAGAGGTGGTTCTTGCGAAGCCTCACTCCCTTCTGTTTCAGAAGGTTCTTCTTTTGAATCTGTTGCTTCTTCCTCATTTTCAGGTGCTACCTGGTCTAATGATTCAGAATTAGATTCTTCGGAATTAGTATTCTCCACTTGTTTGGGAGCATCAGGAATAGTAGTATTTTCTACTTCTTCCTTTGGTGTTTCATTGTTAGTTTCTGGGGCTTCTTTTTCGCCACCTTCAAAAGTTTGATTAATAGCTCCCTCTAATACTGCATCTAAAGTTGCAGGTTCATTAGTTGCTGGAGCTTCTGGTGCTGATTCCTGTGTAGGAGTGCTTTCTTGGTTCATTATATTATCCCTTATTATATTTGTTAATCATTGAGTTCCAAAATTTAGGTTTTGTAGAACTTGTATAATCATTACCTACTTGCCTAACATTATTTCTCCTCTCAAACTCTCTTAATTGAGAACGGCTACTTATAACCGTTTTTTGGTCTAAGGGAGAGATAAATTCTTTTATATCGCCTATAACTTGATTAGATTTATTTCTTTTTGTTACTTTTACTGGTTTAAAAGTACACTTTTTCCATTTAATATTATCGTAGTTTTTACTGTAACTCATTTCTATCTCTTTCATAAATCTTATCTGCTACTTGTAATTCTTTTTCTATCATTGTCAACTCTTTTTTAGAATTAGCCCTTTCTCTACTTGACTGAGCCTCACTAGATACTTTTTTATCGCTTGTTCTTTCTTTTGATTGTATTTCAGCTAATTTACCTTCTTGTTTTAATTTTTCTCTCTCCATTTCTGTTTGCATTTTAGCTTGTGCTATTCTTTCTGCTTCAGATGGTTGAGGTCCTTGTTGCATTTGTTGTTGAGCTTGTTGCATTAATTGTGCTTCAGTTTGGTCAATAACATCTTCAAAATTTCTGCCTACTTTCCAAGCTCCCATTAAAAATCTTAATGCCTGAAAAGCTAATGGTGTTAATATAGGAGAAGCATTAGCTATTTGTATGCTTTGTTGTAGATAAGCACCAAAAGTATTTAAAAATTCTACTCTTGTTTTCTTTTCTTCTTCTTCATCAGTGAAAACAGTAGCATCAGTTTCGACATCTATGGAGTAAGAGCGCAATTTATCATCTCTCATTATTTGTATCATCTCTGGAGTAACAGGCATAGAAGTCATAGCCATTAAAGTTTCTGGCTCATAATGTTCCGCTATTAATTCAGCTTTTAATCTAAATAAATCTCTTATGTATTCAGCTATTTCAGATTGTTTTTTACGCATACGCATACTACCAAACTGTGCTTTTAATTGCTGTGCCGTAGCTGTTTCACTTGCTTTTGTAGAACCTCTAATAATATCTGATATGCCAGTAATTTGATATATAGTATCTAATAATTGGCTTCTTTGTTGATATAATCCTTGTAATACTTGTGCTATTGGAGATATATCTTCTTGTTGAAATACTGCAGATAATCCGCCTTTTGCTGCTAATTGTGCAAAGTTTTCTGATGGCACAAAATCATTATCTCCTGCATCTGCTAAATGAGATAATTCTGGTACAGAAGAATCATATACTCCTCGTCTTTTTAATCCCTCTATTAAATTTCCAATCCTTGTAGTTATTCTATCTAATTCATCGGCTTGGTCTTGATATAAAGTAAACTCTGGTATAGGAACACTTGTTTCATTTGTTCTTATAGCTACCAAAGCATCAGGAGTAGGAAAAAATTTTTCTAAATTATAAGGGTCCTCATCCTCTGCTAATACTTCATTATATCCTTTGGCTATAAAATACCTTTTGCGTGTCATTTTGCACCAAATTTCCCATATCTCTGCTCTAGAAAAAACTTCAGAATATTCTTCTGAATACTCCTCTGGTTCTGGTGACCAATTTAAAGGTATATTAGAAGCATTTTTAAAATTTCTTTCAATTAATTCATCTCTAGTAAGTAAATGCCTTCTAGCTTTCCAATAAACATCTTCTGGTCTTTTTGATGGACTTTCTCTATAATCTTCCCAATTAACATACTCAAAATAACATCTTTGGTCAGCTATGCGTTCTTCTTCTTGTTTTATTACTAATGGTTCGCCAGTTTCATCTAAAGTTTCTGTTTCTATTGTTTCTTTAATAAATACTGGTTCATAAACTAGCCAGATTACTCCTCTGCCTGGAAGTAAATAATCTTCTAATGCGGCTCTTATAGGTTTTTCTGACGAATATACCTCTGTTCCATAAGTTAAAGCTCTTTCTAACATTATAGCAACTTGTCTTGTTATGGGATTATTATCACTATATCTTCTTCTAATATCTGGTTTGGGCATTTTAGCAAATAATGCACCTTTCATTGTTTCTGTATTAGACCATAGAATATTAAATTGTTTATAAATACCTGCTCCAAAAGAATCTGAGTTTCTTTCATCTCTATAACGAGATACAACTTCTCTACCTCTTTTTCGCCAATCTTTTTCTGTGCTATCTGCACTTTCTAATTCAATTTGCCAATATCTAGCAGTGCCTTGAGCTAACTCTATATCTTTTCTAGTTTCTGCCATAAGTTCCTCTTATTTTTTGAATCATAACACCATCTCTATTAATAGATTCTTTTAATTTATTTACTAATGCCATATGTTCTTCTATTGTTAATTCTCTATCATCAGGGTATCTAGTTGTATATGGCATATCATCAAAATATCCTCTTTCTATAGCTATATCAGTTAATCTATCTTCATTATCTATAATTTCTCCTGTTTTATTATCATAACCTGGAACAGCATATAATCTATCAGATTGTTCTGGATTTACTGCTCCTTTTATATAAACAGTTGTAGGAGAACCATCCTCATTAATTTTAAGATTATTATTAATAGAATCTTGATGATACTGCAATAAATTATGTTCTCTTTTTAACATCTCTGCCATCATTAATTTTTCTTCTTCAGTCATTAAATTCTTCTCTCTGGTTTACTGCGTTTTTCTTTTTCGTGCATTTTTATCATTTCATCTAATGTTGGAGTTTTTAACATTTCTTTCATTATATCTGGCTCTTCTTTTTTAGGTTTGATATGTTTATAGGACATAGCCAAATATCTAAAACTATCAGAGAAATGCGAACTCCAATTATGTAAAGGATTTCTTTTAAATACTCTTTTAACATCATCCCATTCTCTTTGATAATTACGCAATGCGTTTAAACCATTTTCACACTTATTAGCATCAAAATAACAATTTTGCAATAATAATCGTACAGCATTGATTCCATCATCAACTTTATGATTAGGAACTATGCGTGGTCGCCTACCCATATTAATTAAAGTTTCCGCCCTTGTTCTACCAGTTCCAAGCTCTCTTACTTTAGCATCGTGAGGCAAATAATCATCTCCCCAATAATCTATATTCATTTCTTTCATAACTTTAACATAATGTTCTAATCCTACTCCTGCACTTTCATAACAATCTATAACTCTAATTTCGCCCATAGTTACTTGAAAGAACCATAAAGCACAACTATCTGATATTCCTAAATCCCAGGCAACATGAACTGGTAATGTTGGGTCTAAATCTACTTTAGTTACTCTCCCTTCCTGTTCTGCTTCTATAATTAAATTACCATAATAAGAACCTTTAATGGCAGCCGCCCAGCTGCATTCAAATTCTTGCATATATTCATCTTCACCCATTTGTTTTTTTGCCGCTTCTAATTCTTTTGGGTCTACCACTCCTGTTTCGCTAGCACGATATATAACTCGATACCATTCATTATCACTTTTTGCATTTTCATATAATTGCCAAAATTGATTTCTTCCTTTTGGTGTTCCAATAAATATTGCCCATCCTTTTCTATCTGTTAAAGCTGGTCTAATAATTTCACTCCACATTCTAGGACTCATGTCAGCATACTCGTCGAGAATTACCCCATCCAAAAAAATTCCACGAAGGGCATCTGGGTCATCTCCTGCACCATATAATCGTATACGACTACCATTAATTAAATCTATACGCAATTCAGATTGATTTATTTTTGTTCCAGGAATATCTTTTGTATAATATAATAAATAATCCCAAGCAACCGCTTTTGCCTGTCGATAGTATGGAGCTATATAAGCAAATCTACCATCTTTTCTTTCTGTTTTAATCTCTAAAGCTTTTCTTAATAATTCTGTAACTGCATAAACCGATTTTCCCCATCTTCTATGAGATACGCAAATTTTAAATCTTTTAGTGTTTGAATGTAATTTAGCTTGTTGTGGTCTGGGAGTATAAGGAATAGTTATGTGCATATTATTTAAAAAACATTAATAAAGCTTTTCTATTACCATCAAAAGATTCAACCTTATGCTCTATATCACTAGAGTATAATAACATACTTAAATAATGGGCTTTTTTAATTATTTTGTCCCTTGTTAAAAAATGTCCACCTCTATAATTATCAGGATTAGTTAATAATATAGAAGCACTATATTTGCACCAGCTCATATGATTATTTGTACCTTTATCTGTATGCCAATCGTGTCCTCTACTTCTGCTTTCTACTAAACAATAACTTGGTTTTGAAATATCGATTGGTATTATTTTTTTTATAATTTTAATAATAGGTTCTATTAATATATCGGTAAATAATTTATAACCATCCTCTTTTGCCAAAATATTTGCATTTTGTTTTGTTATTACATTTTCTTCGTAATGCCACATTATGTAGTTTTTTTATAATTATTTTTTTTAGTATTTTTATTTCCCATTACTACTCTTACTTTTTTTTTATTTCTTTGTATTTGATTTGACGGCTTTTTTTTATTTGTATAGGGCATAATTTACTCCTTTTTTTTATGGGTTATTTTATCTGTAATTACTTCTGCGTCAAGAACTTCTTTAGGTGGTTCTAAATTAAAACTAACGGATATATTATTAGGTATACCTTCGTGTTCAACTTTTTCTTGAAATCCAGCTTTAGTTTTTGCTAAAAAAATTGCTGATATAGTATCTCCGTTCATAGCTTTTTTATATAATTGACTTCCTATTGCCATAGTTAATTTTTCTCT